TCTTCCCAATCAACGACCAGCAGGTCGCATTCCAGCTCGCCCTTGAATTTAATCAGGCTCTTGCTGCGCTTATTTTCCCAGATGCCAGTACGCGTCTTGAGAATGATACCTTCCTGACCTTCGGCCAAGAATTGATTGAACAACTTCTGTGCACTCAATAAGTCGTCTACCTGTCGGCTATACACCATGTCCACATAATGACCCAGATGTGCCTTGGCACCCTTCATGTCACTAACGGCATTGCACAACTTGGCCAATCTGATATGGTAGAGTTCGTTTTCTCGACCAGCCTGGAAACCATCCAGGCAAATAGCATCCCAGAGGGTAGCGCGCACATTCACTGCTTCTTGCACACTCATGGTACCTTTGACTGCCTTGTTCAGGATGCCATTGCCGGTCTTGCGATCGCAGATCTTGCCTGCTGCATCCACCACGACCAGCTCACCATCAAACACCATGTCTACGCCATAGTAGTTGGCCATGTGAATGAAAGGCAGGGCAATGCTGGGGTCAGGTATGTTGACCTCTTTGCCATTGCGGCTTCGGAATTCACAGGCACCATTCTTGACCACAGCATTGAAACGCATGCCATCCATTTTAAGCTGGGCAATGGCTGGAAATACAACCTTGTCCACCAGCTTCTGGTCATAGGCTGAAGCCAGCATGCAGGGATATTCCGGAATCAGACCAGGCCAGATTTTATTGACTGTGGCATCGCTCACACCACATTTTAGGTCCTTGGCAATGATGCGTTCAATTACCTGGGCATCCTCGGCGCTGACACTGCTAAGAACAATGCGCAGATGGTCAATGCCGGCATTGCCGGTTACTGTTCGACTACTTAGAAGTTTGAGACGCAAGATGGCCTTGTATAAAGGATCCTGCTTCTTTTCTGGGACAGTATCATATTCGGGAATCTTGCGAATATAAAACTGAGTAAATGGATCCAGCGCTAGCTTGATCACATCCTTGAGCAACTGATTATCCCGATTGGCGGTCAGGATGGCTTCCTTGGCCAGGCGGCTATTGTCTGCCGCTAGGTTGGTCAAAATACCAAGAATATTATTCACACTTGACTCCCAGTTGCTGCAATTGACGCTTGAAATAACTCAATACTTCGCTCCAGTGTTGCTTGGCCCATTCACTGCGAGCATTGGCCAGCACTGCCTCCACCCTTTCCATTCTAGTCATTGTCAATTCAATCATATAGTCTCCTACTGGTTGGTTCATGACTTGATTATAGCAGAAGTCTGATTTTTTGTCAAGCATTTTTTCCGTGCGCATGGCTATAACGGTGCGACCGAAATGATATCTTCTTGCCCTTCTTGTCCCATTGCTCGGCCAGCTCTTTCATGCGAGCTGTAACTGCGTCTTCGGTCTTAGCTACACCAGCATACAACCAGGCCTTGCCACGGCCCAGTTTATCTATGGGCTGATATTCCATGATGTGGAATACGGATTGATCAATCATGGCTCCCACCTTCGGTTTCTACTTCTTCAGGGTCATAGGCATAGCTGGTTGTGCTGGCCTTGACCGTCCCTGTGGCTGTATTGGTGATATTCTCATACAGCAGCTCAAACTGTTCATGCTCGGCAACTTCTTCGCTGTAATTGCGGCGATGGTAAACCTTGGCCATGCGGCGAAAGATCTTTTTATCTAACTCAAACTTGTCGCAGGTTTCCTTGATAATGTCTTTGATTAGATCTCGTTCGGCTTCAGTTCTTGTCAGACTGTTTGATATTTCCTGCAGGGATTGCTCGATTTTCTTGCGGTCCGCTGGATTGCTTGGTACGTTCATCACGAAACTCCTCTATTGAATGATAAGGCCAAAAAATACGTACTGGGCTCCAGTACTTAGAAAAAATATTGTTGATTACTACTGCACCGGCTGCTATGACTATCAGACCAAGCATAAACAATATGGAACCAACAAAAAAGATAGCTGCCTGATCCAGTGTCATGTGGTCTCCAGATCAGGTTGATTGCGGTTTTTCTTCTCCCTTGGTCGGATTTCACTGGCCAATTGGGCATCAATCATGGATCGCTTGATGACTCCACGCTGATGTGCATCGTGAATACCACTAAAGGTCCACTTGAGATGCTTGCGCATTTTAAAACTTGCTGTTGGTTTCAACATATCACCCTCTTCGCATTTTGCTGATATCCTCAGCTTCTTGGTTACTAAAAATCGGCACCATGTTGCTTTTGTGCATGGTACCTATACCCTTCATCTTATCGCCTGTGTATACCTTGGTAGGCTGTGGCGCAGTCGAACCGCCACCAGTATCCACGCTCTTATAGATGCGGCTGGACCGGCCTTCAGGCACAGTAAGACGATATACATCCTTCAGAGTCTTTTTCTCAGTCTTTAATTTCATGGGAGGATATTTCTTCATGAGCTCATTCCATCCAGCGTCAAGCTCACGCGCGCGGGCAGCTTCTGTGGAATTGCGGAACTTGTGTCGGCCTTTTTTCTTGCCAGCCATGCTGAGCCAGGGACCTTCAAGATGCATTGTCATGACGACTCCTTTGATAACGATACTCACGCTTGAGCCAATACTTGTAGCGAGCCCAGTACTCTTGCATTGTATAGGGATTCTGCGACAATGTCAAGTATTCTTCCTTGTTTTCTATCCAGATGTTCTGCACCCAGATGCGAAACATCGACGATTTCATTTTGTCTTGATCATGCCGTGAAAGAAACCATTGATGATGGTCACCGCCACCCAGGTATCGAATGTATATCCAATGCTGAGGTTGAACAGATGATTTAAACTCCAGGCCACACACAATGGAAAGAAGACGAAGTATATAACAATCAGCAGCAACATGATGCCCATGATGCCCATGCCCAACTTCAATTCAAAAATTTCATTCAATTTAATCATAACCACTTCCTGGTTAGTTACAGATTTGTTGCTGGCCCAGATACTGGCCATACACATTGTACACTGACTCGACGCGACACTGACGTTGCAGTGCAAAGGGGTCGCCCTGCGGTGGGCCGAAGTCGCGATCGCGATACACAATCACTGGCGGTGCCTGATGATATACTGTAGGCGGTGGAGCATAGATGGGGTACGCAGGCTGCACATAGACAGTGCGCGGCTGTGTGAGTATGTTGCCAATGATTAGACCACCAATAAATGCACCAGCGTCGGCATGCGCAGGCGCAGTGGCGAGCAAGGAAACAGTGGCAAGAGCCAATACAATCTTTTTCATGTCTACTCCTTAGAATGTAGTTACAATCACTGGACTGGGTTTGCGCACACTATTGCGCGCACGACCCAGACCGCGGCCAACCTTGGCCTTGCGCTCACGCTGCACAGCGGCCTTGCTGACTTTCTTCACGGGTTCGGCCTCCCGACGGAAGATATAACAACGGGTATTCTCAACAACTTCAATGGTTACATTCATTTTCTAGGCCCTTTCTCATTTAACGTACCATTATTATAGCACCTTTTCACTGGTTTGTCAAGCCCAGAAAACATCAATGAAATCAATGGGTTATACAGTCTCTTTGGCGGCAGGTGCCTGTTTTTCAGGCAGAATACCTGGAAAAGCCTTGCGAACCATGCCTTCAGTCAAGCCTTTGTACTTCTTCTGCAGAGCCTTGTCTTTAAGCGCCACCAACATCTCGGCTTCAATGGCATTCACGCCCTCCAGCATTTGGATGTAGATGTTTTCTATCTGCAGGCGTTTGAGATTTTTAGGACGGCGTGGATGATCTTTGATAATCAAATACAGGCGACGGCTCTCGGCATAGAAGTTACTCTCAGCCATGTTTACTGGATGTGGGCTGGCCTTGTATGGAGGATTCCCCTTGGGCAAATCAAACTCAACCTTGGGATCAAAGTTCAGAGACAGCACATAGGGCAGCAGTTTATTCTTGCGCCCCTCGGTTTGAAGAAAGGTGACGCGGTCCTGCTCTGTCTTGAGCTCGCCAAGTTTGTTGAAAATTTCTGGTAATAATAGATGCATTTAAAACTCCGATAGGTGATCAATCATGTTCTTCATCTTGTTGGCGATGAAGTAGTTGAGCAGTTGGCTACGATCTTTCTTTTCTTGGGTGGTCCAAGCAGTCAAAACATGATTGCGAACTGTGTCTGGTATGTAGTCAAAATCAATCAAATAACGATTGCGCTGAAAATTTCTGGCAACCTCTACAGGTACATGATTGTGAAAATCGTCGAGCGGAATCTTCTGCCACTCGTCGAGCTTCTTCTGCATTATCTTTTTCTGGCGACTCTCAGTAATAAAGCAATCATCAGGACTAAGAATATTAGGAATGCCATCGCCTTTGTCACCTTTTACAATGTGTTCCATCAAATAACTGTGTATGGAGTTGTCAGGCTTGACCCACTTTTTATGTATGGGACTATACTGCTGCACATTCTTAAATTTCTGCAGCTGAATGAAGTCGTGGTCGCCGCTGAGAATAAGAAAGGGCTGCGGCACTTCGTCGCCAAAGGCGCCATCCTGAGTCAGGTCATTGGTCTGACTCCAGTGCGCCAGTATGGCAATTACGTCGTCGGCCTCGGCGCCGTCTACATCGATAACAGTATAGGGGAAGAAGGCATTGAGCTCGGCGCGGATCTCCGACAAGGTGTCAAAGATCAGCTTCCAGTCAAAGCCCGACTCTTGCCGAGCCTTCTTGCGGCTGGCCTTATAGTAGGGAAATTTATCCTTGCGCCAGTAGTGGCGGTTATCGCAGGCTATGACAATCTCGCCGAACTCAGCTCCAAATTTTACCTTGTAGCTGCGTATGGCATTGACGATCATGTGACGGATCAGATCCTTGCGAATCTCCACATCGGTGCGGCCACCAAGCTCGCCCATGAGCGTGCTAATAGCTGTCTGGTTAAAATCAACAACAATCATTATGATTCCTTAAAATTATTGGTACTACTATTATATATGAACATTGCTACAATGTCAAGTACTTTTTCAATAATTTAAAGGTTTCATCGTTGTTTCGATGAAGAATACCCTTGCCACCAGCCAGAGTCCAATCTCGGATCACGTCTTCGGTATCGTCAATCAAAATACTGCGGGGTGTTGCCCAATCCTTTTTGGTCCAGCGACCAGGTACGGCATTGACTTTGTAGAAGATGCCCCGTTCTTCGCACCAGGTCTTCTTGTCGGCTTCTACCTGCTCATGATGATAGGGACCGCCAGTGCTGGTCAGGATCTCTACACGAACTTCACCTCGCACACTTTCAACAAACTCAATGAGTTCGGTGCAACCTGGCCAGGTATCCAGCTGGGCAAAATAACCGCCTTTACAGAAGTCATTCCAGGCTGTGCTTCGCTTGCCTTCATTGTCGCGTTTGAACTCTCCATTGAGTTCCTGATACTTGCTCATGAAGTCTGATAAGACTCCATCCATGTCCAGATAAATTACATCAATCGTTGTCATCGTGGATTCGTTCCTTCTGTTCAAACCTGCGTTCCTGCATGGTCTTTTCTTTGAAGACCTTTCTGGGGTTACTGCACATTATGCATTTAGGATTGCCGCAGTTCAGGGCATGGTGTTTATGGAGCTTGTGTGGCTCCTTGACTGGCATACCAAACTCTTTGGCAATCTTGACCTGTTTATCAATGGCGGCCTGCTCTTGGTGAAGTCGGCGACTATGATTAAACTTGTCTTCTTCATGACTCATATTGACTCCTTTAAAAGGCATCGGGGTGGTAAAATGTCTTGCTGATGCGCTTGGTCAACACCAGGGTAAAGCCTTCGCGATTCTCAAATTCAAACTGTCCCTTGGCTGGCAGGATTTTAATCAGGTCGTCCTGATTGAATCGGGCTTCGCCGTTGGTTTCGTCTTCGTCGTTGTCCGCTTCCAGAGCTGCTATGGCCTGACCCAATCTGCTTTTAATCTTGCCAGCAATCTCTTTGCCGTCGATTCTCCAACCAAAGCGGATCTGACCATTGCCATAGTCATCATCGGTGAGATTCATGGGGTTGCCAGTCCATTCACCGGCTGGGCTAGGCCAGTTGATCTTCAATTCTTGATCGCCACGGAAGATTCGCACTGTGTAGACTGAACCAGTATCGAACTCGGGCTTGGCATTCAGCATGCGCATGGCATCGCGCGGCGACTCATTGTAGCGATTCATTTCCTCGCACAAGGCCTTGAGCATGTCAAAGTTAAACTGGCTAAACAAGCTGGCAGTCTGACAAATCTGATCGATGTTCTTCAGGCTGGCATCCTTTAAATTATCCAGGCAGTATTCACGAATAAATTCCTGATCCAGACCCTTGAACTCCATCATGTAGAAGATACGACCCGGACGATTGCGCATATGTTTGTCCACGCGCCATTTGTCATTGCAGGTCAGCACAAACAACTTCTGAGTAGGATATACACCATCCAACAGGGTCAGCATTTCTTCCTGTTCTTCTTCGTCGTAGACCTTTTCAAACTCGTCGAACAAAATCACACAGGGCTGGTCAATGTCCTGTATTAGTTTATTGAATGCGTCACCACGCCAGGGGCTGTTGATCAGGATGGTGGGAATGCCCTGCTTGGCTGTCTCGATGCTCAGAGTCTTGGCCAGCAGAGTCTTGCCACTGCCTTTTTCGCCGCTGAGCATCACACCCGTACCCTTGTTCTTGCGATCCAAGAAGGTGCTGATGATGCGGTCCGCATTGCGAATGGTGTCGCCATAGATCTTGCTGGGTGGCTCAAAGCCATCAACATGCTCTAGGAATAGATTGCCAAACTGATCTTGCTTGACAATGTAGTTGCCTGCAGGCAGGTGTTCGTGCAGATCCATGGCTTCTTTGTCTGCCACACGGAAAGTATTACCATTGCGAATAAAATAGCTCATTTACAACCTTCATTAAAATATGTTTCCACCTGACCCTGAGCTTCTTCCAGGCTCATTGCCCAGACCTTGACAAAGGCCTGGTTACCCACAATCTCCATGTCATAGGGAACTGGTCCATAGAACGAAAAATCATCGGGCACTGTATGCTGCAGTTCAAATTCCTGCAGGTTCTTTATGCGGTTCATTACATCACGAATGTCGTTGCTCATTCATCTTCCTTTGACGTTCATCTTCATGCTCATCACATAGAGTGCGGATCCAACCGCCACTGCGACGCTTGCCAGGTTTGCCACACTCTTCGCAAGTATTCTCAGCCCAGGCTTCAGCCATCTGAACCATGCCACGAATCTGTGCGTCTCCACCATCATAATAGAAACGCAGACCGCCGAACTTTTCCTTGATCTGAGCTACCTGCACGGGTTTGAATGCTGTATACTCGGCAGGATAACGCGCAGCCATTTGATTGTTCCAGGTCTGATGGCTATCAATGTGAGAACACAGACTCTCAACTATGAGCCACCAACCTGGGCCAGTGGCTACGCCGCCATAGGGACGGTCAAACATGCCAGGATAGTTTGTCTGTAGACGCTCAATCAGTGTGTCATATTCAGCTTCATTCCAGTTCATTATATCACCCTTAACAATACGATATCTTCATTGAAACGGCCATTGAGCGCTGTCTCGGTTGTGGTCAGATCCTGTAAAATCTTTCTCAGTGCCACCTTGCCTGCTGCCATCATCTTGGGAATGATGACCTCGGGTTTGCGTAGCGTTCTCTGCACACTGGTCTCTGGATCATAGCCCTGTAGACTGGTACCTTTGACACTAAATCCAGATGCGCCCGTGGCATTGTATACGCCCAGCTTCTTGTTCTTGGTATTGTATACCCACAACTGCTGTGCGCCAATGATGCTGGGTGCGCTTACACTCTTTAAACTCAACTCGGCAAATTCCTTGAGATACTTCATCCGACTGACCTGTTCGCCAGCAGGCTTGGCCTTCTTTACTCTGATCTTGCGATTGGCTTTCTTGAAGCTGGCATACTTTTCTGCATCCTCAATCAGACTCTGCAGGAACTCTTTGAATGCCTTTACATCGCGTTTACCCAGATGCTTGTAGCCTTCGGTTACCTGCTCGTCAATGCCAATCTCTTCCAACTCGTCTAGTTGTCGCTGACATAGAGCGGTGACACCTGCCATGTACTGCTTGGCGACATTGGCTGACTGACAGTACTTGTACAGGTTGTAACCAGTAGGCTTATAGGCATTAACAACAAAATTATCAATCTCGCCATCAATCTCTCCAAGAAATTCACTCTGCTTTTCTGCCATGGCTTCCTGAATGCTGCGCTTGGGCGTAGTCACAACAACTACTGCCGCCGGCTCATCTTTGACGGCTCGGGCAGTCTGCAGACATTCATGCAGGTGAGCATGAAATCTTTTGTCAGTGGCAGTATCAAATACCGTGCCATTGCTTTTCATTCTGGCAATCCAGCCAAAGGTTCGGCTAAACATTGCTTCATCAATGCGGGCCCAGAGTTTATATTCTGCAGGCCAGTTCTTTTTAATCCAGGCACCGGCATAGGCCAGAGCATCCTTTTTGTCTTTTTCGTAGTTATACCAATTCAGGGCAACCATGAATTTACCCTGATTTTCCTCGTTGACGAGTTCGTATTTCGGTTCGCTAGTTAAAGTCAAATCTGCTCTGGCCATGTCTGCTCCTTGGGTTATACTTAATTATAGCACCTTTGCCGGCGGATGTCAAGTGTGGAGATCACCTAAATTAAAGCTGAACTCTTTGACCGTATCATAGCGGAATGAACGCCAGTCTTGTTTGTCAATGTCCCAGACAACCATGGCTTCTTCACTGCGCTTGCGGGGATTGGCTTCTTCTTTCTGCAGCTTCTCAGCAGGAATCAATTCAGGATGCAGACTACAATGCATCCAGCGTTCAGTACCATCGGTCTTGGTAAAGCAGATATTCACACGCTCGTTTTTAATGATGCCACGCAGCCATTCTTTGAATAGTTTGCGATCTTCTTCGCTGGCAGTTGAGTACCAGGTACGGTCCCACTTCTCTTGATCATAGCTCATTTCTTGCTCCTTATCCATGTTTAATCATATCTTCAAAACTTGCACACTCATAGGAACTATAAATTCCATTGGCAACCGCGCCAGTCTCACGATTGACACCAATCACCATAAATGATTTTGGTTTCTTTACTTCTGGTGGTATTGCAAAATAATTGAACCCATCGGTCATCCAATTATAACCAACAATATAGATCCAACCTACTTTGGCATACACATTACGCACAACGAAGCGACGATAGATACCGTCTTTGCCCAGTGTGCAGGTCTTCATGTCGCCAAGAGGTGAGATTTGTTTTCGTTTATTAACCTTTACAAAATCATAACCCTCGGCACTGGCTCGCTCGGTAAGCAGGCCATGAACATTGCGGGCAGCAACCAGCAGATTTTCAAATACAGAACTAAGCTGTATCTCTCCTGCGTTATACAAGCGCAGGAATTGGGGCTTTGTCATGTCATAGGTTTCGCCATACTTTCTTTTTAAATCAAAAGCGTGTTCGGCAAGACGTCGTTGTGCCACATTCATTACGTCGCTGGTACTCATAGATATCTTTCGCAGATATGACGCTTGGCGTCCCGGGTTGAACGAAACTTCTCACCATCAATGGTAATGGATCTGCCTGAAATTGTCAAGCTGAATTTTTCGTTTTTAAACACATACGCCTTTTTGCCACGAACTACTTCACGTGTGCAGTTGTTTCCGAATCCAGCAAAGAACAGTGTATCCGATAACTCGTCACGATGCTGCAGGGCAATGAAAGCGTCGTTCATCTTTCCAATTCCTGTATGCGGTTCTTGATGTCGAACATTTCAGCTTCTGCCTGGGTAAGCAGCACATCGGCAAACTTCATGCAAAAGACATTGAACCAATGCTGGTGCAGAACTTCGGCGGGGGCGCCTGCCCGCATAACCAGCGCCTTCAATTCTTCATTCATATCAACTCCAGGTTCTGTGGACTTCGGCAACGTGCTCCATGCCGTCATATTCTTCAATCTGCCAATTGGCATCGTCAGGCACTTGCACAATGGCAATCTCGGCATGCGTGCCCCAGGCATCTTTACCCAGCTCCTCCAACACAGCAATCAGATCCGGGTCAGCGCGATCTCCGCAGAACTCATAATACGACAAATAGGCATCTTCTTGATCAACCTTGCCGGCATGATAGTAATCGGAGTCGTCTTTGCCAAACGCATACTTGGCTGGCACCTTTTCATAGGCAACGCCCTTGCGCTCCAGCAATTTCTC